TTTTCAACAATGACAGATGTTAGGGCTGGAACCGTGATTGACGCAGCCGAGTTTGCCGTTAGTGAACCAATTGAGTTTGTTTTGGTTACGGCTACTCGTATTTGTTTCGCAACATCACCCGAACCAACCACGTATGTTGAGGATGTTGCGCCAGATATATTTGTCCATGTGCACGAAGAAGGGTTGCAGGATTGCCACTGATAGGTTGTCGCAGTTACAGCAGAGCCACCGTCACCCCAGGTTCCATCGACTGCGGTCAGAGTTTCTCCATACTCAACAGTTCCAGACATTGATGTTCCGCCAGATGTTGTTGGAGCAGTGGCCCCTGCAAGTAGAGTAAACGACTGACTTACCGTGGCCGCTGCTACATATGAGTTATTAGAAGAACTGTTTGCGGAGATGGTGCAAGTTCCTGTTTGACTAGCCAAAACCGTCACCGTTGCAGTTGAAGTTCCACCACTATCAGTTGACGAGCCAACGGTGCATTTGCCTGTAGTGCTGGATGTAAAAGTAACCGACAGTCCAGAAGTGGCAGTGGCTGAGACAGTAAATGTCTGGTTTGACGAAGAGGTAACTATGTCAGCAGGCTGAGCGAAGGTAATAGTGTTTGCGCTGGCTACAGATATTGCTGAGTCAATATACATTGATGCACCAAGGACTTGACCGCCCGTTGCGTCATAGGAACCATTAACGAACCTAAATCTGTAATAACCAGTAGATGGGACTATGCCACTAGACGTAACCCAACCTTGGTTTTGCCCACGTCCATATGAAACCAAAGTTGAAGTAGCACTAGAGCCATAGTCGTATGTGTTTCCACTGGCTGAAACCCGAACCAAGTATCCGTATGCTTCGTAGTCATCACCACCACCAGCGGCGGCCCAGTCAAAAGAAATTGATTGATTTGCCGTAGCAGGAAACGGCTCGGTCCATATTTCTGGTCCAAACGCCGAACCGTATGTTCCATGATTATTACAAGTATTGGCATAGGAAATAATGCCAGAAGAGAAGAGACGAATTACTCCACTACGTCCACCATATGCTTCTCCTGTAGATGTTGAGTAGGACAGGTTCTGGGTAGTCGCTTCTTGGCCTTCGTACAACTGCTGTTCTCGCGTGTAGTCCTTGTCGGTTACATAGGAGTAGGAACTATTGGATGCGGAGTCGGTGCCGGTCATCGTGTATGGACCAATCCCCTGCTTGCCCAGAACCTTGCATTGGGTTCGGCTTGCCAACGAACCCAGGGTCACCTTTGCTGCCGCAGTTGACTCAAAAACAGGCGACAATGCCTGCACTGGAGCGGAAAAACCAAAAATTGATACCAGCAAAAGGAATACCGAAGGAACAGCCATTATCAATGCAGGCTTATTAACGCGGCGACGCCGTACAAACATGGGGCCTCCTTAAAAAGACCTCCAATTCTACCATTTAGGGATTATTGAACCGACAAGTTCTTAACGCCCAACATGTATTTGTAAAAAAAAATTAAAGTTTTAATTACATTTGAAATAATTAACAGCCCTGCTAATTCCTTCTTCAAGAGATATCTTTGGAGTATAGAAGGAAAGCATTTTCGCCGGGTCGCTACAACGATACTGAACACCCTCGGGGGCTCCGAGTACATGTTCTATCTCCGGAGAGTATCCGCACTCACTAGAAACAAGCGCTGCTAGTTCGTTAAATGAAGTAGGTCTTCCCAAACCAAGATTTATGGGACCTTGAACGTCTTGTCTAACCGCCTCGATGGTTGCAGCAACAACATCATCCATATGTATAAAGTCTCTTACCTGATTTCCCGAACCCCAAATTTTGAATGGATTTGCTTTGTCGACACCACGTTTAATGAATGATGGGAACGGGTAGTCTAGCGATTGGTCCTCTCCGTATCCAGAAAATGGACGGAACACATGAACTCTTAGTCCCTCTTTTTCTGCATAGCCGGCGAGCATCTCTCCGGTGAGTTTTGCCCAACCGTATGTGTAGTCGGGGGATTGGATGTCATTTAAATCAATATCCGTTTCTACTAGTTGATGCGTAGAACCATAATCTTGCAGCTTTATTGGATAAGCAGCCGAGGATGAGTAGTAGACAATTCTTCCCGGTTTTGTTCTCAGCGCCCACTGAAATAACTCAGAATCAATAGCAAGGTCGACTGCAACCGATAATGGCTCACCCTCAATTGTTGCTCTTCCTCCAACTATCGCCGCTAAATGAACCACTAGGTCGAAGCAGGTTTCGTCTGTTGCAAAAAATTTACGGGCGTCTATTCCGTTTTTTATATCTACGCCCACTATGTCGTGGCCATCAAGCGCTTTGTGAAAATACCCCCCCACAAAACCAGCGTCGCCAGTAATAAGAATCTTCACTTACATCCCCACATTCCGTATATGTATGGTTCGCCAAATACTGTTGTATCAAGCATGATAAAAACATCTGGGTTCCACCCAGCATTCTTCAGAAGAGTTTCAACATCTTGTCTACCCCAAGCCCAGTAGTGCTCTTCGTTGGTGTCATACCAAGCATCAATTGGAGTTGATAGAACAAGCATTTTAGATTTATCTCTTATTGATTTTAAAACCGAACTTGGGTCTTCAACATGCTCAATGCTTTCAGAGCAAATATACAAGTCTACATTTTCAATCTTTTTTAAATTAACTTCAAGCGGACCAGAGTATTCATGGCCCTCTGCATAATCGCCGAGTATGGTCTTCTCAACATTTAATGCTTTGACAATTGCACCATTACCACAACTCAGGTCAGCAACTGATTTTGCCTCTGCTTGATATGCCATATCCTTGGCGAGTTGAATTGTTGTGTTTACTCGAATTCCATGTCCACGCCCATAAATTGCATGGTCATGTGGCGTAGCATAAATTTTTGCTAATTCTTTAGCGGTATGAAACTTTCGTAATTTTTTTATCATCTGTGAATTGTCATATCGTGACCACGTGTCTCGATAGCCCCAACTGCTTCTGGGAAGTGTCGAGCAATACAGTCCTCGCGCACATAAGTTGGAATGTTGAGATAATGAAGAGCATCGTGGTGGAAACATGGGTCATCAGACATGTTTTTATCCATATCCCACCTCCACCTAATACCGGAAAAAACATTCCTATCCATGAATATCGCAGCTGCTGAAGCCATGGTGTCCATCACCGGGAAGGGGTACTTGTCAATCGTTGGTCCACGCAGACCATATGTGGTGATGTATGGAGCGCAGAGGGGGTGGTTCATCTCGAGCATTTTGGGGAGAATGTCATCTGGTGGCATTGTGTCTGCAGCCAAAAACAACATGTGTGTACATTCTGGATGTGACATTGCAAAATCATTTGCTAAATTTTGTCCGACGGTTATATGGCGAACACGATTTTTTGTACTTACCTCGGTACGACCGTCATCTAGTAGGTATGTCCAGTATTTTCCACCTATTGACTCAAGACGTTCAATAAACGGTAAAAGCGGTTCAGTCCCCCTTGCATCAACCTGGATTGCGGCGAAGTACTGAATTGCTGCCCAATCTCCGAATCGTTGATACTCAGCTTTTACTTGTTCGGCATTTTTCATCCATGAGCCCCAGTGGTCTGGATTATCCATTACGAACGGATGAACTGTTGTTGCAATCGTAATCATATTTTGTCCTTAATGTATTTCATAACAGTATCCCAATCTTCACCGCGTTTCTCTACAGTAAAGTTCTTTAAAAATTCCCGATTGTGTTCTATTTCATCTCTTCTTTTTGTTGGAATTCGTAGCTCGTCAAGGTGATATACCCATTCCTCTTGCGTGTTGGCAATTCTCCCAATTCCCTGGTCTGCTAGGTATTGATATTCTGGTGAATACGAAGATATGAAAGGTACGCCAGCGGCAGCATATTCGAGACCTTTTATGAAAGATTTAGCATGATTAAATGGGACGTCGCTAAGCGGAACTATGCCTATATCAATTGGTGCAAATAGTTTTGGGTAATCGATAATCGGAGCCAATGGCAGTGTCTTGGACATGCGTTTCTCAACACCAAGTAAATCACTAGCGAAAGGGGCATTGATTGTGTGCCCAGAATGATGAAAATGCATGTTCCGCGTTTTCAGATACCTCGAAAACCAAGGCGACAATTGCTCTAGGTCACCCGACCGCCACGGTGTAGCACCAACCCATCCAATATTCAAGCGATGATTTGGTCTCCCTCTTCGCGGAGTCCATCTGTCAATATCAATTCCGTTCCTCACCATAAAAACATTTGCCCGCTTCGATGAGTAGTAGTCATATAGGAACGGAGTCGAGGTTATTACGGCGTCCGCCTCCATAATTATTTGTGCATAAATTTCACGATTATTTGTAGGATTTTTTTTGGGGTCTGTTGCAGAGTGTGCCCGATTTGATTCATGCAGACCGTCGAACCAATCATCAACATCAACAACTATTTTTTGCCCAAGCTCTCTCGCTCTAGGTATGTAATCCAAAACTTGTTGTTGCATTAATAGTTTGAAAACGAGTATGTCCCAACCCTGCAAGATTTGGTCGTTGTTCACGATTAGACCAAATCCTTTTTCTTGAGTGAAACCAGGAAAACCTATTCCACAAACCCAACCATACTTTGTTAATTCGTTTAATGGCAAGGTACATCTGTACCAAGCGCATCCGTTTGGCTGTAGTGGGTCTGTTCCCCAAGACCAATCACCAGTTAAAAATCCAATAGTTGGTTTATTGTTTCTCGGCATTATGAAAACCTATCATCGCTTTTGTATCCAGAACTTTGTTCAAAATAATTTGTGCGCTCAAGATGTATGTCAGAAGTAATTTGAGGGTTACGAATAGAACTCGATTTACGCTCTTCTATTGTTGACTGAAAGTTATTACGTATTTCCATGTATGCGGATTCTTCGTCTTGTCTAGGTTGCGTGCCCTTGTGCTTTGTAAGTAGGTCAGCAACAGCTTCGTCTGGGGTGCCCCCAACGCCGAAGGTTTTTACTATATCAGAATCCCAGAAATCAACAGCATCACAATCATCTCCATGTAGGTAATCAACGTATGATTCGACTAAATTTGTTTCGTCATGATTGGGAATCGCGAACCACAAGCCACCCTCGTATATTCCCGAATACCTAGATTGGCGTATGACAATCGGGTATAGGCCAAATTCTGAAATATATTTTTCCACTTGTCGAGTTTATACGATAAGGACTATCCAGGAATATGCTATTCACTTGACTTTGGTTGCATGTCTCATCGGGTAAGATGGACCAACGGGAACGACCCGAACTAGGAGAAAATCATGAACAGCAAATTCATTGTAGATACAGCCGAAAGAGCAGCAAAGACATTCGTTCAGGCATACCTTGGCGCCTGGGTCGTAGCTGGTTCTGACTTCAACGCGCTTACCGACATGGCAAATGTGAAAATCGGTGTTGTGGCTGTTGCCGCTTCAATCGCCATGGCGATGGGCCTCAAGAATGTTGGCTCAAACAAGGATTCTGGCTCAGTCCTTTAAATACACGTACACCCACAAGGGTGTTATCTCATCTACAATCTTTTAGGTATTTGATTGGAGAAAACACGTGTCAATGATTGCTGGAAAGTACAACATAGCCTGTCAGCAGGGTTCTACATTTGACATTTTGATGATTTTGCAATACCCAAATCCTGAATATCCCGCTGATTGCGAAGACCCGAATGTATGCCCAGAATACCTAAATTGGGAGCTTTCCGAGTATCGAGCAAGAATGACAGTCCGAAAATACGTCAACTCGGCAACATCGTTAATCACCCTCACTACGGAGAACGGCCGAATATTCCTGGATGAAGAGCCCGGTGGGTTGAGGCTATTCATTCGCGCCGAGGATACATTGGACATTACCTCTTCTGGTGTGTACGACATAGAGATAATTTCCCCAAATAACGAAATAGACAGGGTTATCGAGGGTGTATTTACGCTTTCCCAGGAGGTCACAAAATGACAAACCAAGTAACAAATACACAAAACAGGGTAATCGTCACCGCGACCAGGGGTCCTGGTGTGCAGCAATTCCTCCATCAGGTCCAAGTATTTACCGTTCCAGGAACATTGAGTGTCGGTGTTGGAAGCGCCAGGTTCTACATTCCTGGGGCAATCACACTTAGTAACGTCAGGGCTTCGGTCGGTACCGCCCCAACTGGTTCATCAATAATTATTGACGTTAACAAAAACGGCACAAGTGTTTTTACAACAAACCCAAAACCGCAGATTTACGCTGGTCAAAACGTAGTGTCAACTTCAACGCCAAATACGACTTCACTTACTACTGGGGATTACATATCGGTCGATGTTGACCAAGTTGGCTCCTTGAATCCAGGACAAAACCTAACCGTACAAATAGAATTCACTCCTTAGTGTATTCTTGTAGCAAGCGGTATAAACCGGCCCCTAGCACAAAGGCATCATTAACATGACAATTTCAAGTTACTTAGAAAATAAATTACTCGACACCTTGAGTGCTACGGCATACTCGGCTTCCGCTGCGTACCTCAAGCTTCATCTTGGCGACCCGGGAGAAAATGCAACTGGCTCCCCAGCTGTAGATACACGTCGAAAGGCTGTTTCTTTCAGCGCTGCGTCAGGTGGCTCGAAGGCCTCAAGCGGAACAGTTGAATGGACAAACGTTGCTGCAACAGAAGTCTATACTCACTGGTCACTGTGGGATGCAGAAACCAGTGGCAACGCTCTCTGGTACGGTGCTCTCTCTGCAGCTGCTTCAGTTACCGCAGGTGACACTTTCGAAATCACCTCTCTTACACTGACACTCGAATAATCCACAAGGGGAGTAACCCCTCATGGATGAACAAGAGATAATCGGTTTCTCGGAGCCATTCCGAGGGACGTCGTCGTTCTATGTAGGCTTTAAAACAGTATCGGAGACTGCCTCCGCTACAGCAATCGGTTCTTCGTCTGCGTCGCAACTGCATACAGCACCAAGAACCGCTTCGGCATCTGCTACATCTAGCCACGCTATTGTCTCACTTCACACATCCCCGAGAGGTGGTGTTGGCTCTGGTTCCGCGACAGCCGGCGACCAAGCAATTGGTCTTCATGTTTCGCCAAGACAAGCTTCTGCTTCTGCAGAAGGAAACAGCTCCGCAACTGGCCTTCATATTTCGCCGAGAACAGCAAGCGGAAGCGGAAATGGCTCATCAACCAACCTAAGCGAAGTAATTACATTCCTTAGAGGTGCAACTGCATCCGGTGGTGCAACCGCTGGTGATGAGGCGCTCGGACTACACACTGCACCTAGGAGTGCATCCGGTTCTGGCCAGTCAAGCGAATCGTCAACGAGGGTTAGAACATCTGTTGTTTCTGCTTCAGGCTCGGCAACTAGTAATTCAACAGCAATTGGGCTGCACACGTCGCCACGTACCGCAAGTGATACTGCACAATCAAGCGAGTCTGCAACACGACTTATCATTTCTCCACGAAGTGTTACCGGTTCAGGAAATGGTGATTCGTTTGTCCTGGCCCTTCATACACATCTCAGAACCGCTTCGGCTAGTGGTTCTGGAACTTCAAATAACGCAATCGTCCATTCCAACCTTAGAACTGGTTACGGCTCAGGCTCTGCGACAGCGGGCGATACCGCCCTAACGCTTCATTCAAATCTTAGAACTGCAAATGCTTCAGGTAGCAGCTCGTCGTCTTCGGAAGAAAAAAATACATTACTCAGGACCATATCCGCTACTGGAATTGGTTCGTCAACATCAGAACAATTGCACAGTGTTCGCAGGAGTGGCTCTGCATCAGGACAGTCTGACTCACTCATATCCTACAGATACGGAAAAATTAGAACTGCCTATGGGGATGGTGGGGCGACAGTTAACGATGAAGCTCTTGGTCTACATACTGCCCCTAGAACTGCATCGGGCGCAGGAACCAGCGGTTCCAGTAATTCAATCCTCTATAGCAATCTTCGTTCGGCGAGTGCTTCTGGTGGAGCAACTGCTGGAGACGAAGCAAATGGCCTCCATGTCTCACCAAGAACCGCCAATGGTTCCGGAGCTGGGACACAGAGTACCGACGAAACAAAGACTCTGCACAGAACCTCAATATCTTCTGGAACATCGACACAGGTGGCAAACGGAAGACATACTTCGCCAAGAGGCGCGGTAGGCGCAGGTTCAGCGACTGCTGGAGATACCGCTCTTGGTCTTCATGTTGCACCTAGGTCGGCAGATGGAAGTGGAAGCAGTTCGGAAAGTTCTTCCTCAATTGGAATTCCGGTCAGAACCGCCAGTGGTTCCGGACAGGGTTCAGATTCATCCAACGGTCTACATACTGCTCCGAGAACATCAAGTGGCTCAGGTGTCGGTGGCTCATCCGTTTCAATTGTCACAACATTCATACGAACTGCATCAGGTTCTGGATTTGGGACTTCTGCAACCACTATTCTGTACTCAAACATCAGAACCGCTAATGGCTCTGGTTCTGCAACAGCTGGGGACACCGCTTTAGGGGAGCACATCGCCCCACGAACCGCAAACGCATCTGGTCAGAGCAGTGAACTTGTGTCTCAGCAACTTAGAACTGTTTTCAGAACTGCTTCTGGCTCAGGAATCGGTGGCTCTAGCAACTTAACGCTCTACAGCAATATTCGTTCGGGAACAGCTACAGGTGGAGCGACTGTTGGCGATAGTGCAACAGGTTTGCATACGGCGCCAAGAACCGCATCTGGAAGCGGAACCAGTTCTTCAACCAACCTGAGTGAAGTCATCACATTCCTCAGGTCGGCGACAGCTTCTGGTGGGGCAACAGCTGGTGATTCAGCAGTAAGACGTGTAACGAATATTCGCACTGCAAGTGGCTCTGGTGTATCCGGACAAACAGCATTGTATGACGCAGACCCAATTCAAGGAATCACAGCTGGATACTGGGGTCTTCAGGCCCTTGTTAGTTGAGATGAAGTAAACTAGGAGTAATCATGGCAGCATATACACGCAAACAATATTCGGGCGCGGCTCGCAATACGACTACAACAACACTCTTAACTAACGTTGGGACAACTGTTGACATTGCGGCGACCACTGGATGGCCATCAATTGCTGGCATCCCTTTCTATGTTGTCATAAATCCGTCTTCACTCACTGAAGAAAAGTGTCTTGCAACCATATCTGGTTCAACACTCACTCTCGTTAGAGCCCAGGATGACACCACCGCTTCAGAGCACCAAATTGGCTCTGTCATCTACCCAGTATTTACAGCTAACGACGCTGATGAAGCAAACGAACTTGTAAGCAAGTTAACGACAAAAGGCGACCTGCTTGTAACCGACGGTAACGGTCTTTTCAGACTTGGCGTTGGAACCGACGGATACTTTCTCAAGGCAAATAACTCGGCATCGGTTGGTGTTGAGTGGGCTTCAATTCCGACAATCAACAACCTGAACGACATTGGTGACGTAACAATTAGCGATGCCGAAGAAGGGGATTTCCTGGTTTACAAGAACTCCGCTTCTGCTTGGATTAACGAAACAATCCACTTTATTACTGTTTCGGACACGGAGCCAACCGACGAGGTAAGAGTCGGTGACCTTTGGTACAACTCAAGCGAGCTTGAACTCTATACATACTATTCAGGTTCGTGGCAACAAGTTACATTAACTCCAGAGTTCCCATTGCTGGATGAACTAGACAACGTATACATAGATGCTGCAGCCGAGGGAGATGTTCTTGCGTTTGACGGTTACGACTGGTATAACGACTCAGTAACAAACTTACTTGGTGGAACAATTAATGCGACTACAGCAGAAACTTTGGAGACGGCACGAGTAATCTCTTTATCGGGTGATGTATCGGGTTCTGTGTCTTTCGATGGTTCGCAAGATGTTTCCATATCAGCAACAGTCCAAATAAATTCAATTACCCTTGGAACCGACACGAGTGGAAATTATATGTCTGACCTTACGCAGGGAACAGGCGTTTCGATTACACACACCCCTGGCGAAGGTTCGAATGCGACTATTGCAATTGGACAGGCAGTTGGAACTTCATCATCGGTGCAGTTTGCTGCGATTACTGCTCCACTGATTGGAAATGCTTCAACTGCAACTACACTGCAAACAGCAAGAAATATTGCTGGACAGTCATTTAATGGTTCGTCAGATATATCTATCGCGCCGACAGACTTAACTGGAGTTACGTCTACAGCTGCAGAGCTAAACATTCTTGATGGGGCAACTCTTTCAACTGTTGAACTCAATTATGTAGATGGTGTAACCTCTGCAATTCAAACACAATTGAATGATAAGGCGCCACTCGCTAGCCCGACATTCACTGGAACTGTTTCTGGAGTTTCGGCAACGATGGTTGGTCTCGGCAACGTAACCAACACATCAGATGCGAACAAGCCAGTATCTACAGCAACGCAAACTGCGCTTGACCTTAAAGCACCGCTTGCATCTCCAACATTTACTGGGACGGTAACGCTTCCAGACAACACTGTTGCCCTTGGTGTCAAAACAACTGGAGATTACGTTTCATCTCTCGTTGCAGGTACGGGCGTAACCCTCTCCAATAACTCTGGAGAAACGGCGACTCCGACTATCGCAATTGGTCAGGCAGTTGGAACAAGCGCATCTGTTACATTTGCGAATTTGACAATAACTGGAGACCTGACGGTTTCTGGAACAACGACAGCAATTAACACCACAGAGTTGATGGTTGACGACAATCTCGTTGTTCTTAATAGCAACGTGACTGCAGCCCCAACGGAAAACGCTGGGATTGAAGTTGAACGTGGTTCTTCGGCGAATGTTGCGCTTCGCTGGAACGAGACATCTGACAAGTGGGAAATCACGGAAGACGGTAGCGCATATTTAGAAATTGGAACTACGGCTGACATATCTGCAGCATCCCTTACCAGCCTTAGCGACCTCCCAGATGTTTCAACCGCATATCAAATTGGTGCGACTGGTCCGGCTGGCGGGATAATTTTCATTACTCCAGATACAACTGGTAACTCTACTGGCAAGTATTTCGAAGTTGCACCATCTGCGTCCCAGGTTCAAAGAAGTTGGGCTACTGGTGGAAACCAATCATTGGCGGTTTCTGGGGCAGATGCAACCGGATTCGGCTTCGGTGCTCAAAACACGATAGACATTGTTGCTCAGTCTGGAAATGTTTCCGCAACTAGCGCGGCTGCATACGCATCCGGATATGAATATGGTGGTTTTTCAGACTGGTTCCTTCCATCAATTGATGAGTTACAAGAACTCTATGCAGTCGAAAGTTTAGAAGCTGGCACCATTCCTGGATTGCTTAGCAATAATTACTGGAGCTCTACGGAACACAGCGCAACACAAGCCAAATATGAAAATCTAGGTGACGGCGGACAAGGTTTTTCCGCAAAGAGTAACTCACTCTATGTTCGTCCAGTGCGGGCTTTCAACTCCCCTGCATCGGGAGATTTTCTAAAATGGAATGGAAGCTATTGGACCAATGACCCAATCAACCTAGGAACCGATACAACGGGTAACTCTGACAACGTAACAGAGGGAACTACAAATTTATACTTTACTGACGGAAGAGCACGAAGTGCGCTTTTGGCTGATAATGCTGGAACGGCTAGCGGAATAAGGTTTATTGCACCAAACACTGGCACCGTTGAATTGATAAGCCAAGAGGCAACGAGGTTCGTGCGAGTAACTTCAAACGCTGCAGTTGGTGGTGGCAAAACAGAGATACAAGGTTCAGCTCAAATTCTTGCATCTTCGTCCATTTCTGACCCAGGTCATCTCACTGTTGCAGGAAGTGTAACTGTGGGTGGCGGAGTTATCTTTGAAGGAGCCACCGCGGACGATTACGAAACGTCCCTTGTTGTAACAGACCCAACTGCAGACAGAACTATAACTCTTCCTGATGCAACCACAACTCTGGTTGGAACAGATACAACCCAAACTCTTTCCAATAAAACTCTTACGACGCCAACTATTAATGGACCAGAAATTACGGCTACTGGTGGAACTCCGAGAATTCATGGTATCTATCTTCCAGAACCACATTTCATCACATTTGAGGGTTCAACAACAGATGAGTTTGAAACAGTACTTACCGTTGTTAACCCAACTGCAGATAGGACTGTAAGCCTTCCGGATGCGAGCGGAACAGTTGCACTGAACGGTTCAATTGCTTTGGGAACTGACACAACTGGCAATTACATGCTGGAAGTAGTGGCTGGTACTGGTATTGCTATCTCCCATACTCAGGGGGAAGGTTCTACAGCTTCAGTTTCAACAACGGGTGTTCAATCACTCAGTGCAAAGGCTGGCAACTACACACTTGCGATTGGTGATGCTGCAGAGACAATCATTATTATGGACTCAAGCTCTGCCAATGACCTGACTGTTCCACCGGCTTCGAGTGTTGCATTTGGAACTGGTACAAGCATCACCGTTATTCAACGAGGAACTGGTAAGACAAGAATTCTTGCAGGTGCCGGAGTGACACTCCTCGCAACACCGGGTGTTTACTTGAGGGCCAGATACTCTTCGTGCACAATAGTCAAAACAGAAAATGCAAACGAGTGGTTTGTTATAGGTGACTTGGCGGCGTCGTGATTCCGGGCAATCAGGCAAGTGGTGGAAAGTTCATTGAACCACCAACCGCAGTAGTTGGAGCCGTCGATGCACTTGGTAATGCTCTTGTAACAATCACGCATACTGGGTACAAAGGTAAATCGGGAGCAGTTCGTTACAGGGTCATTGCAAGCAACGGAGTAACCGAAACATCTAGCTCGGCAAGTGTTTCAATATCTTCTGGTTTAACTGCTGGTCAAACCTACACTTTTACCGCTGTTGCAATTGATGACACATCGGCGACAGAATCTCCAGTATCAACAGCATCTAGTCCGCTTGTTCTCGGTGGGGTTCCTTCCGCACCACTCGCACCAACAGTAACTCTTCCAAGCACTTATGGAAATACTACGGCTGCTGTTTCATGGATAGCTCCAGCATCGATTGGTTCGTTAATCAGTGACTACACGGTTCAGTATTCTTCAAACAGTGGCTCAACATGGACGACGTTTAGTCGCGCTGCGTCAACTTTGACGTCGGTGACGGTAACTGGCTTAACCAACGGGTTCGCATATGTGTTTCGAGTAGCTGCAGTAAATACAATTGGAACTGGAAGCTACTCGACTGCGTCTAGTTCAATCACTCCGTTGAATAGCAAAATACCAACCCCTCAATTTGCGATGGACGACGATACACTAGGACGTGTTGGAATCAACTTTAGCAATTACTTAGAACCAGCCGACCAAACATATGTTGCAAACTCTAGCGGTGGATATTTCTACAACTATTTTGACTGTGCTGGCGGCCTTTGCCCTAACGACACATTCGGTACAAGTCAAGGCTGGACAGGACTTGGCTATTCAGAATCGCGTTCCGCATATCTAAAGGTTCAAAGATTCGGTTATGCAGATTCAGACACCGTTTTCTGTTCGGAAACTTCACCTGATGCTCCTCCTCCTCCTCCTCCTCCTCCTCCTCCGCCTCCTCCGCCGCCGCCTCCGCCGCCTCCGCCGCCTCCGCCGCCGCCTGAAACTACCGCTGGGTGTTATCTAATTTGCATCAAGGGAGAATGTGCATGTATTTGATAAGGTTTAATCATGAGTGATGATAATTGGCAAGACATATCACCTAAAGCGGAGTTTGACCACTTTGCAGACTGGCTTACCATGGAAAACCTTGTTGGAGAATATGGGGAACCAGGATTCAGCAAGATGGTAAGGGAATTTATTTGGCCATCAATAAACCCTGGTTATGCGATGCCATTTACTTTTAACATGCTTAGAAATGATGACGGACTGCTAGTTGGTGTGTACATCGACTACATGATGGATGGAATCAGAAAGCCATGGGTGGCCATGACCCATCCAGACCATCAGCGAGAAGGAGTGATGACCAGGCTCGTTGGCTTGATAGTCGCAGATTATGAACAAGAATATCAGCGTCAATTTTCATTTAGCGATAGTTGGTCAGAGTTGAAAACAACTGAATCAGCAGCAAATTTTGTTAATAAGTTTGCAAAGACGGCAATTGAAAGCAGAACACAAAGCAACAACGAGGTTTAAGGTTGGTCTGCAAGCTACATTGTTTTTCAAATAACTTGTAGCACCAGTAGAGATAGCGGAGTTCTAAAATGAAGCACATCAATGTCAATGGTGTATGTATTTACAGGAACGCAATCGCTTACCCTTTTGAGATAATAGAAGCTTCAGAATTATTAAATATTTCCACAGACAGCAAGGGCGACTGGAGTCAATCAACGGTTATCGACACCGAAGGCAAAGTATTTATATCTGATGTAAGGACAAACCAACTAATGTTCACCCCAGCGCCGACCCAGAAAGGCGATGAGTCATCCGCAGAGGTCATGCTGGCAAACAAAATCCACGAATGCGTTCTGCCATGCCTGCAGCACTTTAATAACAAATTTGGTCTTAGCATTAAATCCAACTCAACACTTGGTTACCAAATCTTGAAATACTCAATTGGCGAGCACTATGTATCCCATCTAGACAATGGTGAAAGAACCAGACGTTATGCCTCGGCAGTTGCTTACCTCAATGACGACTATGAAGGCGGAGAGTTATATTTTCAGGATTTAAATTTTACTTATGAGCCGGTAGCCGGGGATGTTGTAATTTTCCCATCTGGAGCACCATTCAGGCATGAAGCAAAACCAGTAATAAGCGGCACCAAGTACTCCATTGCTAATTGGTGGTAAAAAGCTAACGGAAAACAACAGACTAGTGTCCATAAAAGACTGTCTTGTGAGATAATTGGCCTCATGCCAATTGTTTTCCCTGTTTCTCCGTCAACAAATGACAAGTTTTTTGTTGCGGGTAAATCTTGGAGTTGGAACGGGTTCCGTTGGCAGAGGTTTAAATCTGCGATAATTGACGGTGGGTTCGCAAACATTGAATTGAATGTATCGAACGAAGAATTAGTTGCTGACGGAGGCGATGCTTAATGGCTTATAAAAAAATTCTTTTCCGTCGCGACACGTCTACGAACTGGGCTAGCTCTAACCCGGTTCTCGCTGGTGGTGAAATCGGTCTAGAAACCAACACCAACAAGATAAAGCTCGGAAATGGTTCGTCACAATGGAATGTCCTTCCTTATTTTTATGGAAGTATTGACAACGCAAGCCTTGATGCGCTTGGTGACGTAGTCATAACGAGTGCACAAAACGGTGACTACCTCCGCTGGAACGGAACCGCCTGGATAAATGACCCAATAAACCTTGGGGATGACACTGTAGGCAGCTTTGTTCAGAACCTTGTCGCTGGAACTGGTGTAACACTAACCAACAACTCTGGTGAGAAAGCTACACCGACCATTGAAATTGGCCAGGCCGTTGGGACTTCTTCGTCGGTCACGTTTGCTGCTGTCACCGCAGGGGTTGTTGGCAACGCAAGCACGGCAAGTGCTTTGCAAACTGCGCGAACAATCGAAGTCAGCGGTGATGTCGCTGGTTCTGCATCTTTTGATGGTTCACAGAACATAAACATTACGGCAACCGTTCAGCCTAACTCTGTAACCCTAGGCACCGATACAACTGGTGACTATGTGACCTCACTTGTTGCTGGAACCGGTGTAACTCTTTCGAATAATTCCGGAGAATCAGCATCACCTACTATCGCAATTGGACAAGCAGTCGGAACTTCATCATCAGTGCAATTCGCTCATGTGCTTGGAGACGTAACAGGAAATCTCACAGGAAACGCTTCGACTGCTGCGGCTCTTCAGACATCAAGAACAATATCTCTCACTGGCGATATTGCTGGCTCTGTTGCGTTTGACGGTTCTGGCGATGTGTCCATAACCACCGCCGTTCAGCCAAACTCTGTAGCACTAGGAACCGATACAACCGGAAACTACATGACAGAAGTAACCGGTGGCACCGGTATAACAATAAGTCACACCCCAGGTGAAGGTTCAAACGCAACAATATCCATTGGTCAAGCTGTTTCAACTGCAGATAGCCCAACATTTGCCGGAGCATATCTCGATGCAATAAGAGTTGGTGTCACAGATGCAAACACAATTGACACTACATCCGGTGGTTTGACACTTAATTCAAGTGGGGGAACAACAACCGTTGATGACAACTTGGTTGTTACTGGAACATTGACTGTATCTGGTTCGGTTTCCTATGTGAACACAACCAATTTGGAAATTGGCGACAACATCATCACTCTCAATAACGATGAAACTGGAGCCCCATCTCAAAATGCCGGTATTGAGATTGAGCGTGGAACATCAGCAAATGTTCTGCTCCAATACAACGAAACATCCGATGTATGGGAACTTACAAACGATGGTTCCGTTTACTCACCAGTCGAGACAACGGCAACAGTAGTAACAAAATTGAGGCAACAGCTGTGGCACAACGACGTATACGCGGCAACAACAGGACCCCTCACAAATTCTCCAACATACACCGATGGAAGCGCTGATAAAAACGGCGGAACTGGCGTTGGAGCAAAACTTACAGCAACAACTAACGGCGTTCTTTCTATCGACGGAGCACCAGCATCGTTGAATTATCGCGTCTTAATTAAAGACCAAGCTAATAACATCCATAACGGAATTTACAAAGTCACAGCAGCCGGTACCTCAACTTCGACATGGGAGTTGACAAGAGCAGTTGACTTTGATAACTCAACATTCGGTCAAGTCACGTACGGAAAATCAGTAAGAGTGGCAACTGGCGACGTTAACATGTTGCAAACTTTTGCTCTTACATCTTTCGGCAGTGTATACCTAAACGAACTAGAAGAAATGGTGCACGTTGTTGGCACCGAGCCTATTGTTTGGTCACAGGTAAGCGGCAAGGCCGTACTGGTGCCAGGTAATGGTTTGGAGATAACAGAAAATGTTCTTGCTCTCCCATCAATTGCTCAGTCAAATAGCTCGTCTGTATCTGGTTCGTCCAACTTCATAGAGGCTGTGAGCATAGACGGATATGGTCGCGTACTTGGTATTACAACAAATAATGTTTTAATTCCATTAGGTACAAACACAACTGGAGATTACGTACAAAGCGTTTCCGCTTCGGTCGGTACGGGAATTACAGTTTCTGGAACTGGCGAGGGTGCAAACGTATCTGTTGGTTCTAACGCAACACCAA